AACACCTAGGAGCCAAAGGGGGGATGGTTGTTATCAAGGCAGATCACTCCTGTATGACTGGTCGTGGTGTGAAGGTGCATTCGACGCCCACTTCTACTTCCACTGTCAGAGGGCTGTTTCGGGACGTTCCTGCTGCAAGAGAGGAGTTCTTCGAGCTAGTCCGTATGGGATCGAGGTCAAACTAAATGATGGTACTCCCCTTGATACCATAGCTGGGACTGCTGTATAATAGGGTATAAGCTCGAATCCAACTCACCTGAGGAGACCTTTGTGGCCCGCTTTGCACCAGTAGTACCAATTCAGATAGCCCGCGAGCTGCAGAGTGGTCCCAAGGACTACCTCGGTCGGTATCACTTGCTCTTAGCGCATGACATTCTCGATAAGCCGGATGAGTACCGTGAAGTCTACGGGAAAGTCAGAGAGGACTACCAGGATTCGTTTATCATCCTAGACAACTCGATCGTCGAGCTCGGCCATCCGCTTGATCTAGAGGATCTCCTCGAGGCAGCCAATATCGTTCCACCTGACTGCATTGTGATCCCAGATGCAATGGGTGACGGTGAGAAGACGAGGGAGATGGCCAAGAGCTTTGTTCGCTCGTACTGCCAGCACTTCCAGTCCAAACAGCAATTCGCCGACGAGGTACCTTCGCTCCTAGGAGTGCTACAGGGATCGAACGTCGATGATGCAATGGAGACCACTGCGGTGATGTATTCCCTTCCTATGGTGGACTACGTTTCTGTTCCTAGGATCTTCGCCAATAAACAAGGGTCGAGGATGCCAGTATTGCACGAGCTCATCCGGCGTGATACCTACAAATTGTTCCGAGGTATCCATCTCCTCGGCTTCTCGAACAACATCCTCGATGATGTGTGTTGCGCCAGGATGCAGATCGTTAAGGGTATTGACTCCGCAGTTCCGATTCGTGCAGGCCTCAAAGGGCTACCGATCGGAGATGCAATGTTTGAACCTGGCTGGTCGGAAAGGTTGGGGCCTCGAGGTAAGTATTGGGACACTCCGATTAGCGAGGTAAGATGTGAAGCGAGATCCGCCTTTGTACGCAGTAATATCGATCAGTACCGGAGGTGGATCCAGGAGTAGGAGTCGCTATGTTGTTCAAGCGACTCCTACCGACTCTGGACAAGAAGTTCCCTCCTGAGCCTTGTCCTGGATGTCCAGGTGGTTCGCGCCGAGTAGGCGCTCGTGGGACCCCTAACTCCCTCCTAGTTATCATCCTGGAAGCTCCAGGAACTGAGGAGCTGAAGTATGGAGCCCCTATCTGTGGGCCTTCAGGGGATCTCTTGGATAAGGCCGTTCCGGAGAACTTCGACTTCGATGACGCATATGTCATCAATGCGATGCAGTGTAGGCCTCCTAAGACTGACAACACACTAAAGGACAAGGACTTTAAGGCTAGAGCCTGTGCTGCTTGTCGCGCAAGAGTCCTCTCTCAAGTGTTTGCCTACCCTCGCAAGTGTGTCTTAGCAATGGGTGGCTACTCCAACATTTCCCTTACAGGTGACTATGGCTACAAGATTACGCAAAAGCGCGGTCAGCTCTATACTATTAGAGACCTTGACTCGGGACAAGAAGTTGTCGTCGTACCAACAGTTCATCCTGCGTTCCTTCTTAGAGGATCAGGAAATCTCAAGGTCTTCAAGGATGATATTCAGCTGGCCATGGGGATTACGTACGAAGATCATCCCGTACAGGTCAGAACTCATAAATGGGAGGAGCCACATAATATTGTCCTCCGCGAACTTGAGGATCTCGTTGCGTACACTCGCAAGGTTAAGAGTTTGGCTGAAAAGGGTGAGGGTGGAGAAGTAGTAGTTGCTGCAGACATCGAGACCTCCGGCTTTAACCCGAAGGTCGATTACATCCTCGCGATTGGATTCTACTTTGCTGATCCCTCGGACACAGCAGCTATCGTTCCGAAGGAAGCTCTACTGGATCAGGCATACTGCCACTACCTCAGGCGTCTCCTGTTGATGCCTGGCGTTCGTTGGGTATGGCAGTTCGGTAAGTTCGACGAGAAGTTCCTGCACGAGGAGAAGCTACTCAAACCTGAGGAAACTGTCAATACGGAAGACACCGGGTTACTATCCTACGCTCTCTCGGAAGCGACTAAGGATCACGATCTGGACGAGCAGGCTAAAAACGACTTGGGTATTCCCGAGCACAAAGGGATGCTTAAGAAGTGGGCGCCGAAGAAGACTGACTCCTATGCGGCAGTACCAGAGCCAGTCCTCTTCGACTACCTCGCCAAGGACTTAAAGAAGACCCTTCTTGTCTATGAGCATAAGCGGCCTCAAGTTCGAGCAGATGCCAACCTGGAAAAGCTCTACACTCGCACACTTGTACCTGCCTCACATCTCCTAGCACAGATCGAAGGCTATGGTATTGAAGTCGACTGGGAGTTCGTAAAGCTTAATCGGGTAGAACTAGAGGCTGAGCTTGTAGGCTATGAAACTAAGCTCCAGGAATTAGTTGGACGTCATGTAAACCCCAATTCACCAGATGAGGTCTCTGTCCTACTATATGACGAGTATGGACTGAAGATCAAGGGTAGAAGACCACAGGATACTACCAAGGAAACATTCGAGAAGCTCCCTGCACATCCAGCGGTAAAGCTTATCAGACAGTATCGATCCACGACTAAGATGCTCTCGACCTATGTGAAAGGGATTGAGAAGCATGCCGTCGGGAATCGTATTCACACCTCCTTTAAGCTTCATGCGACAACTACAGGTCGATTGTCGTCGTCTGATCCGAATATCCAGAACATTCCTCGTGAAGGTCGTTACCGGCGGATGTATTGTGCTCGTCCTGGCTATGTTCTGTTAGAAGCCGACTATAACTCAGCCGAACTACGAATGCTTGCTGCCCTCTCAGGTGACGTATTCCTAACCGGAGTATTTCTTGACGACAAACGGAACCTCCACGACGAAGTCTCTATTGCCATGTATGGTCAGGGGTTCACTATTGACCAGCGAATACGTGCTAAGGCAATTAACTTCGGTATCCCATACGGTCGAGAAGCATTCTCGATCGCGGAAGAGTTTGATATACCTACTCTTGAGGCTCAAAGGCTTATCGACGCGTGGTTCGAGCGTGCGCCTCAGGCTGCCCAATTCCTCAAGAAGTGCAGGCGTGCTCCGCTTGAAGGGCGTACCCTCATTACGGTATTTGGCCGCAAACGCAGACCGGGTGTAGTATCTGCAGAACGTATGCACGGACTGCAGAACGAGTTCGCCAACTTTCATGAGCAGAGTCCAATCTCGGACTTTACCCTACATACAGGAATGGAAGCTTTGCCACTCCTCCGGGAATATGACTCACACTTAGTCAATCTCGTTCATGACTCGACTGTGATCGAGATACCCAACGACACTACTACGATCTGCAAGGTAGCAGATATCATCAGGGAAGTGCAGGAAACTGTTCCAACGAAGTGGATCACAACCCCGATCCGTTTCAAGGTAGATCTGAAGGTCGGCACTCATTGGGGACAAGCTCAGAGCTACGAGAAGTGGCTCGAAAGGGTGAGTGCGTCTTAACATGCGCAAAGAGGTAAAGATGGATAAGCTGCTGCAAGCGTATTTTCGGGTGTCCAGGTGCTGGAACAACCCTTCGATGGCCGTCAAGGAGAAGATGACGGTCGAGAAAGCCCTTAGGCTCCTCAGACGCATCAGAGAGGTAGCCCTTCGAACATCCGGGGGTGCTCCTTTGGCAAAACGAGCCAACAAGCTAACTCAGGAGATCGTCGAGAAGCAGGTTGATACGGAGACAATGGTGGGCTAGCGAGCGACGCTTGAAAGACTCTTGCTGACCATCGCTGTGGTGCTATATAATGAGGGTATAGAGATGAAGGAGACCGTATGAAGAACTGGCCGCATCCGGTAAGGAGCCATAACATACACGCCATTCTTCGAGCCACTCGAAACGAGGTCTGGCAGAGGTTCCGTCTGTCTATCAAGGGCTCTCCAACAGAGGTCAAGCTCGAAAGGCTGGAGAGCTATCGTCTCGCCTATCCAGATGATCCTGACACCCGGGTTTGTATCGACAACTACATCAATGCACTCCGTCGAGGTGGGCAGCTGGACCTTGACAACAACGTGCAGAGGTAATAAGCGTGGCGGACGATAAACCCTTTAGACCTCAGTTAGCTGCCGAGACTCCTAACGACCTCGAGGAGTTAGCTCGGCTGAAGCACTTCCCCCTCTTCGGATCATACAAGATCGATGGCATCAGAGGGACGATCATTCAAGGTCGAATGCTGTCCAGAAGTGGCAAATTGATTCCGTCGGCCTTCGCTCAGGAGATCGCTTCTGAGCTCCCCCAGCTCGAGGGGGTAGACGGTGAGCTTGTTGCCACTTCTGTTTCTGCGGGCCTCACTCTCATGCAGGCCTCCTACTCTGCAGTCATGACTCATAGCTCTCAGGAGCCTCTACGATGGTTGGTCTTTGACCATGTATCACCTGAAGTCGGGAGACCTTACGTGTCTCGTCTGGCAGAGCTGAACTTGCGGACGATGAAGACTCCCAAGCACATCGAGGTGTTACGCCAGCGAATTCTCCTCGACGTACGACAGATCCTCGAGATGGAGCAGGAGTCTCTAGATCAAGGGCATGAAGGATTGATTGTACGTCGCCCCGATGCTCCATACAAGCAAGGTCGATCGACTCTTAGGCAAGGCTACCTGGTAAAGGTAGCTCGTCGACTAACCAGCGAGGCTTGGGTAATGGGCTTCGAGGAGCTGATGCACAATGACAACCCGGAAAAGCTCAACGAACTCGGGTACACCAAACGATCATCTCATCAGGCTGGTTTGCGTCCGTCCGGTATGCTCGGCGCGTTCCTTGTCCAGGATGCTAAGTCTGATGTGGAGTTTCGCGTCGGAATCGGCGAAGGGCTCGACCACGCTATGCGACGCGAAGTCTGGGAACGCCAAAGCGAATATCTTGGTCGCCTGATGAAGTACGATTACAAGCCCTATGGCACCGCGGAGAAGCCTCGGCAGCCTCGCTGGCTCGGATGGAGATCACCGGAGGACCTATGAGCGAACGTACTGTTTGGTTATTGACCAGAGCGATCAATGCATACGATCAGGAAGGAGATTACTTCGTTGCCGTGTTCTCTGCGAAACCGTCGGCGGTAGCCTTACAAGCCCATGGCGTGTCTGCATCTGCTGTGGAGCACGTACTGAGAGGGGGAGGACGCGAGAAGTTCGAGGAGGAGTGGTTCCGCTTGGAGGAGATTCTTCCTGGGGATGGAGCATGATCGATAAGCTCAAAAGCCGATGGGACTATAAAGATCCTCCTAGAGAGGTCTCTGTGGAGGACGCGATCGAGTGTAGCGTCGTAGGTAGCCGAGACTACGGGGAAGGTGAGCTGGAGAGACTACGGAATGATATCGATCACATGTCAGGCTTTCTTGCCAGTCTGACAGCCAAGCTGTATCGCTCCGGCAAACTGACAGATGAGGAGCTCCTCAGCCTCCTGGGGAGCTATGTACAGTATGACTGATCCCTTCTTGGACGAAATCGACAGGCTCAAAAATGAGCTGGCCAAAACCGTAGCGGATGAGATCATCATGATGATCCGACGTTCCGGTCTTGAGATGTCTGAGAGGGCACAGAATACTCTGCATCGAGACCTTGTTACTCGAGTGGAGATCGACCTCATATGAACATTATCCTGCTTGATTCTAAGGGTCAGCAGAAGGGTGCAAAGCCTGTCAAGAAGCCTACTCGAATGGTAGTCAAGGTCCAACAGAGCCTCAAAACGAATCATGCCAAGAAGCGGGTTTTGGTTTACAACCAGGATCGTTCCGCTATGCTCGAGATGGACATAACTCCTGATCTACAAGAGCTTCTAGGAGAAGACACCAAGAGCTACTGGTTTGCGACGCTGATGCCTGATGGCCAACTGCATCTCAATCGACGTACAGGCTGGAGAAAGTGGTAATGCGTACTAAAGTTCTTGTGCCAGGACATCTCTATAGGGTGCCATATCTCGAGCATCCTGGCTTTCTGCTTGTTCGGTTCATCCGTAGATCGTCGGATATGATCCATCATCCACTTGAGTGGTCTGGAGTTAATACTCAGGAGCTCATTCGTGTCTTGATTGATCGGACAGAGTACCTCTATGACGTAGGACCATGTGACGAGACCGCTAATGCCGTTCAC